GATTAGAACCTGAAAATAATAAGAAATCTAATATTCATATTATTGAAAGGAAATGTGATATTTATGAATTGTCAGACTATTTTAGAACAGACATGACAGAACACATTAATCAACAATCTCAGAGAGTAAATATGACTTCAGATATTGCAAAATCATTTGAAGAAACATATATGCCTCCAGTTGACATTGTCAACGAAAGTGCAATCACATTTCATTACAAAGACTACCTATTTTGGTTAGGTCTAGCGAAATGTTTTTGGTTGCATTTGCTGCACGTAGTGTGGCCGCAATTTGATATATTTTTACATAGAGTTTTTTATACTCTAAAAGTATTTATAAATATATTTATACTTGTATCAATGAAATATTTTGTTATTTGCCTTACAACTTGTTTGTATTTAGGAAATAATGGAATTATGAGACAATTAGCAATTACTTATGGATCAGAGATGAGAATTGAGCATTACGATGCTTTAATTAAAAGTCACCTTTGGTCTCTTTTAGATATTTGGGGATATTCCTCAAACCAATTAGTTGTTTCTAAATCAACAAAATTGTTTAAGTATAAGAAATGTATAAAATTTGCAATCACTTTCATGTCAATTTTGACTACTGCCTTCATGTTTAAATACGCTTTGGATGTTAAAAAACAAAACGCTAATTTAAAACAAAGTATGGAGGAAAGGCCAAAAGAGCAAGAAGGACAAGTATTGCAAACACATAAAGAACACACCCCTAGTAGTATACAAGAAGATGTACAAAAACTAGAGGAAAGTACTGCTTGTGAAATGCCAGAACCACGTACAAAACCAATGAATGGTATTGATTGGGATAAACCCCGACCAGTGCCGTTTACAATGGTTAATCAATGTACTGACAATAGCTTAGTGAATGTTAACAAAGCAATTTGTAAAAATGTTCGCATGTGTTACATTACTAATGGTAAATCCACTCAGAAAACTCATATTTTGGGTTTATTTGAAGATTTTGCTGTTATTAATAGACATACTTTAAAAGTAATAGGTAGTAAATGTGAATTAACAACTTGTGTTAGTCCGGGTGTGGGCCAACATAATATACGCATTTCTGAATCAGAATTTTCAACCATCAAGAATGATGATGATAAAACTGATTTAGTCTTGATAAGATTGCGTGGATTAAAGTTCCACAATATTCGTAAATATTTATGTCCAGATCAAAAAGCTTATAATTCCTTAGGATATGGAGTTAACGCTAAAATTGGTGGACATACAACAACGGCTATTAAATATGGCCAAATTACATCAACTGCAGGAGATTTAGAAGTCTCTAATTGTATTTCATACAGTTGGGACAAACATGAACAAGGTTCATGTGGAACTCCTTTAGTTGCTACAGTAAATAGACAATCTATTTTGCTGGGAATTCATTGTGCTGGAGACGCAGGATCAAACCTGAGTTTTGCACAATACATTAATTTAAATGCTGTTGAAGATGCTTTAGAGTGTCTTCCAACAACAAGTTTGAGAGTAAATTCTGAAGGAATTCTGAGAATGCCGGAAACGACACCAGAATTAAACAGTTGCCCTCAAGACAGATCACCGTTGAACTTTGAAAAAGTACCGGGACTTGAAGTATTTGGAGGAATCAAAGATTATCCAATAGTCAAGCCAGGCAAATCAACTTTAAGATCTAGTAAGTTCGTTCCTCATGCTGAGGAATTAACTGGAGTTTCGTGCTTCAGAGAAGACGGAAAACCAGTCTTTGCAGCGCCACCCTTTTCATCTGTTAAAAGAATTGAAAATGGAGAACAAAAATATTATGCACCTTTTAATAATTTTGTGAAAAAGGCAGGAGTTGTAAAGAAATCTTTGAACCCGGAAATTATGGGAAAGACAATTAACTATATAACCGGACATTTGATTAAAGAACTAAGTAAAAAAGGTATCAAAAGATTGTCACCAGTACCTTTGGCTGTCGCGCAAAACGGACACCCGAAGGATTTTTATATGCGAGCTATGAAGCCGTCAACATCAGGAGGATGGTCCTTTTTAGGGCCTAAACGTAAATGGTCTGACCAAATTGAATTAGATTTCAAGAAGGACAGCTATTTACCTCACGATTGTGTGACAGAACAGGTTTTAGAACAAGTTCATGCATATAGAAATGGAAGAGACGCTTGCCCAATTTTGGGAGCTCAATTAAAAGATGAGCCGCGTTCTTTCGAAAAATGTCGAATAGCTAAGACGAGAGTCTTTTGCATGTCGCCATATGATGCTACGATTTTGAATCGTATGTATTTAATGCCATTTTATACTTTAATGAATCAGTATTCGAGTATTTTCGGAGCTGAAATAGGTATAAATATGCATAGTGTAGATGTTGACGAATTAGTCACAACTATGAAGTCATTCTCTGATTCCTATATGGAAGGAGATTATGGCGGTTTTGACACATCAATGCCTTATGATATTGGCTTAATTGCTAATACAATAGTGCACAATGTGTTAAAACATTTCGGCTATAACGACGATGCTTTGGAAGTAGTTAGAGGAATTTTATCCGATAACTTATATCCAACCGTTGCTATGACCGGAGATATTTTTGCAGCACCAGCATTTCAGCCTAGTGGTAAATATGCCACAGCTGAAGATAATTCATTAAGAGGATTATCTATGTTAGTGTATGCTTTCATTTCCATGCGAGGAAGCAATGAGGATTTTTTCTCAAATGTTAAACCTTGTATTTATGGAGATGATGTGATCGCTGCTGTTAAAACACCAGTTAGATCATTTTTTAATAACTGTACATATCAATCTTTTTGTAGAGATATTTACGGTTTAGATTATACCAATGCAGCTAAGACTTTAGATATGGTTCCATTTTTGGAATTTAAAGAAATTTCTTTTTTAAAAAGGAGTTTTATATTTAGAGAGGACTTAGGACATTGGGTAGCCCCTTTAGATAAGGAAAGTATTATGAAAGCTATATGCTATTACTTACCATCTAGAGAGGTGAATGTTGAAGATCAAATGATTGATTCATGTGCTTCAGCATTAAGAGAATTGTTCTTTCATCATACACAAGAAGAATATTTTGAACTTAGATTAAAGTTTGCAAAAAGAGCTTCTGAGTTATATGAGAGAGATCAATACTTAATTTTAGCATCGTTTCCAGATTTTGAAACGATACGTAACCAACTATACGAACCAATTCCCGAGATGCCCGGAATAAAAGATGTCATTGAACATATAGGGGTGAAAGACGAGTAAAACCATTTCGGAAGAGTGCCAATCTGAGCAATATATATAAATATGGATACTACAAAACAAACACAAACCGACGCTGCTGTCACCAGTAGCGAAATCATTAATTCTATGGATTTACAGGAATTACAAATGATGCCAGAATATAAACATGGTGCGCTTGCTACTCAATGGAAACAAAGAGTAACAGCACTTTTGCATGCTGACAGAGTTAGTAAAACTGTAAGACTACAGAAAGTCTACGATAACAGAAATAAATTTAACGAGACCAAGCAATATAGGAAAGCTAAACCTTATCATAGGGCTAAAGCTAGACAAATTGTCAAGGAATCAGAAAAAGTTTCTGCTAAAGAAGGCAACATGGGAGATTTTCATACCGGAGATCCTGTACTTAACACAACAAATGAAAATGTACAAGATCATATGGGTGAAAAGGCCGACCAATCCATGTTAGGTAAAACCTTACATGATATTAGAGACGGAGGAAATACCCAATTTTCATTGGATCATTATTTTCGTCGCCCAATTTCAATCTATTCTGGAGATATCGAAGGAGATTTCTTCGAAAGATTAGATGTTTGGGATTTATGGTCTAGGGATCCATCTGTTAGAGCTAAACTTTCAAATTATGCTTATTTTAAAGGCAATTTACATTTGAGAATAGCTATCAGTGGTACCCCTTACCATTACGGAAGGTTGTTATTCAGTTATCAACCTTACATTAATTATAACCAACCATACAGATCTTTGAAACTGTTACTAGATGATAGTTTTACAGGACAAGATCAGTCTGTTAGGGGGATGATGAATTGTTATTTATCACAAGCCCCAGGGACAAAAACAATAGATCCGAAGGATAACATGCCTTTGGAAATGTGTTGCCCGTTTATATCTTATAAAACTAAGTATAGACTAACAGCTAATGATGGTTTGGTCATTACAAATAGCACACCTTTTCCAGATTTGGAAGAGGCAGGTGCTTTAATTATTTCAACTCTAAACCCAATTAGATTTGCTAATACTACTACTGCTGCTGAAAATCCAGTCTCAATCAATGTATTCGCTTGGTGCGAAGAAATTGAATTGGGTTGTATTACAGCTACCAATATTGATATTACAGCTGAGTCTGCAGTCGTTAATAGAATTAATAACTATAGCGATGCATATGATTCAGGAGGCATGTCCAAAATGGGACGTCAAGTAATGTCAGATGTTAGAAGCGGAGAAGCTGTTTCCACAGGTGGACAAGGCTTAGGTACATACATGTCAGAAATGGCAAGCGATGTAGCAGCTAATGTTACCAAAACGGAATACAACGATCCAGGCCCTGTTACGAAAGTAGCAACGGCAATTTCTAATGTAGGAGGAATGCTTTCGGATGTACCTATTATAGGTGATTTTGCGAAAGCTACCTCAGCAGTATTTAAAGGTTTAGGTGCTGTGTCTAATTTCTTTGGATTTTCAAAACCAGTGATATTAGAACCAGCAATGTTCGTAAAGAATATGCCCTTTCAAAATGGAGCTGTTGGAAATGTTAAAGAGACTGCGTATATGTTAGCAGTAGACCCTAAAATAGAGTTATCAGTTGATCCTTCATTAGGAGGAATGAACGTAGATGAACTAGTTATAGGGAATATTGCATCACGCAAGTCTTACATAGGAACATTTGATTGGTCAGATGCTGATGTAGCAATGACTGATGTTCTATGGAACACAACAGTAGATCCAAATATGGGTATAGCTTTAATAGGAGCTCGCAACGTAAGAGAAGCTGAGCAACCTAATGGAGGTACTACTAACAATTATTGTCAAGATAGTGCCTTAGCATTTTCCTCAAGACCATTTTCATATTGGCGAGGAACGATTAATTACACTTTTGAAGTGGTTTGTTCAAGATTTCACAGAGGTAAGTTATTGATTCGATTTGAACCAAATACTTATCAATATGAAACATTGATTAAAACAAATTCTGCTCCATTAAATCAACAGAATAGTGTAATTTTAGATATCCAAAATGGACAAACAGTTACAATTGCAGTAGATTGGGCAGCCACCAGATCATGGTGTTTGTTACCTACTCCTGCAAATAAGAAAGGAATAGTAGATGCTGCTGATCCTGACGCTGTACGTCCATATGGAAATAGTAATAATTTCTTTACACAAGGATTATTACCAGGATTGAGTCCACTTACTGACAACAGAACCGCAGCTTCGGCTAACGGTATTCTAGAAGTTAGAGTTCTGAATCAATTGGTACAACCAATTGCTGATGCAGATGTACAAGTTAATGTATATGCATGGTCAGAAGATATGCAATATGCAAGACCTTCTGTTTCAGGATTACCTAACAATAGAATGATAGGACAAGCTGAAAATCCGACAATTATTTCGGAATCAGCTGTTATTCCTTCTGAGGAAGTAGTAGTTATCAATCCAACAGGAGCTTCAGATGAGCATATACACGATGATCACATGGGTGAGAAGATAATTTCTTTTAGAACCTTACTCAAACGTTTTCAAACCGTTTATTATTTAGCTAATCTGAATCCTGAAGTACCTGAAGTGATTAATATGTCATTCAAAGGTACAGTTTTACCGCAAGCCAGTACAGGCTATTCGGGAAATGGCACATTTGTGCAACCAGACACAGGTGGTTATGTACCACCTATAGAAACCAATCCAAGAACATTATTTGAGTTCTTGAGATATGGTTTTCTGGGAATGAGAGGTTCCATGAAACACCGTTTACGGCCACATGGAAACTTTAAATGTAATTCTGGTGATTATTGCACTGTCACTCTAGCACAAACTAGAGATGACGTGTATACAACACCAGCATTAACAGTCCGAGATATGACCTCTAATACAGACTTTTTGGACACAAAACGATTAAACGTCAATACACTATATGGTAATGCAAATTATCATTTAGATAGTAATGGCGGTTTCGAATTTGTGACACCATATTACAATGCCAATTTATGGCAATTGGGTTTTAATAGTGGTACTAATTTACCATCCGGACCAGATACACCAACAGGAGGTGCAAATCTAGGTATAGCCAGTGGCTATCCTAGTACCTTTCTAGCAACGTTTAACGGCAATAGTGTCGAGACAACAAGTGCAGAAAGTGATCCTTCGATTTTTGTATCCAATGACACAGCAGTCGGTGAAGATTTTCAATTTTTCAGATTCATGGGAGCTCCAGTTGTTAAAAACAACGTGGATTTCTATAATTACATGACTGATATTCGCTCTTTATAATTTTAATTTTAAAAAGTTGAATTTTTTGAACAATCTAAGCTGCTGTATCAAACCAATTGTACATCGTGAAGACGATGACAATTGTTTAAAGTATGGAGTTATTTTAAACTTTATATTTATACTAATCTTATTATATTATAATAAGTACCGAGGAGACGGTCTAGTAAAATTGCTGACCCAGTCGACCCCATTTGAACGCTATAAGATAGCGAAGAGTTAATATCATTTTTTCATTAGGGTCGTCTGACTCTATGAGTTTTTTAGTTTGCAACTCTCCAGTTTTAAATAGGGGATCGCCGGGATGGCGC